CACCAGCCATTACCCAAGCATCATTGATTCATATGTTGCATAGATTCATGGAAATGGAAATGCACGAAGAAGTGAGGGTTGTTGAGCAATTAATGATGAATTTCTTGCGACTCCTTCAAAGACTAGAAGGAGAGGAAAACAATGAAGAAGAGTGATTGGGTTTATCTAGCAAATGCTATGTGGACTTATTCGGAGAAGAATGAAGGAAGAATCAGTAGGCTTCTAAAACAACTGATTAGAGAAATAAATAACAATATGGAGATGATTGAAAATGACATGGGAAAATATGAGCAGAATGCTACAAGCGACAGACCAATTGACACCGACTCAACAGATAAGTCGGATTTCACGGGACTTGGAAACATTCACGACGGAGAAGAGTAGTTCTTCTTTGGTTTTGCAGATTCTTGACAAAGATAAACTGGAAGCAAATAGCCTCGGTTTAGCAAAGGCAAAGAAATGGATGGCTAAAATCTTTGATGTTTTTGATGATGAGATTGATGGATTGATGTACGCTCACGATGATTTGGGCGAAGCAATTTATCACCTTGACCCATCAGCAGAAAAACAAAGAAATTTTTCTGTTCAGTATGTTCATCGTATTTTGAACATGAACTGCGGAAAAATTGATTCTAATGAATTTTCTATTCTTGAAGAATCAATTTTGGCTATGTCTGCAAATGCACGACGATGGTTTATTCGCTATATGCTAAGAACACCACGAAACGGAATCAATGAAGGAACGGTTGCGAAGATTATCGCCAAGCACTATAATAAGAAGCAAGCAGATGTAAAGAAACATTTGAACTTCAATTCAATTGAAACAGTTGTTTCTCATTATGTTGCGGGTTCTAATCCTCCATGCAATCTAACATATGGAAAGTTCGTCAAACCAATGCTTGCGAAAGAAGTTCCGATGAATAAGTGGCCGACTAACTTTGTTGTTGATTACAAATATGATGGAAATCGCTATCAAATTCACATTGATGGAGATAAGACTATGATTTTTAATCGTAAAGGTAAAATTGTAACTCAGCAATTCCCTGATGTTGTTCAATTGGTTCAAGAGTATGATGTTGAAAATGCGATTCTTGATGGTGAAATCTATCCTATCTTGGAAAATGGCGCACCTGCACCTCATAAGCAAATGGGAACAAGGGTTCATTCAAAGAATGTTCAAGAGGCTATGGAACGAGTCAAAGTTAAGTGGGTTATTTTTGATTGTCTCATGTTGAATAATGAAACAGTCATGGATTTGTCATACACGGAACGCTTAGAGAAGATGAAAGACTTGCCGAATCAAGCGCACCGAATCACCGAGGGCGACATTATGGCCTTTTACCATGAAGCAATCAACGAAGGGTTTGAAGGAATCATCGTTAAGGATGCAAGCCAACCTTACCAATCAGGAAAACGCTCCGTTTTCTGGGCTAAATATAAACCTCCGCAGATTAATCTTGATGTTGTTATCCTCTCCGCAAAATACGGGGAAGGTAAGCGGTCAAATGTTTTCGGCACTTACGAGTTAGGCGTGAAGGCTGATAATGGTTTTCATAGCGTTGGTTGGTGTGGAACAGGCTTCTCGGACAGCGATTTAATCAACCTCACCAATACGCTACGGCGTAATGTTGAATCCTTTGACAACGGGCGATTCTTTGTTTCGCCTGTTGTTGTTCTTGAAGTTAAGGCTGATTTGGTTAGCCGAGATGCTAATAATGATATTGGGCTTAGGTTCCCAAGATGTATTCGTATTCGTGATGATAAATTTGTTGCGGATATTAACACTTTAAATGATGTGGAGAGATTAGAATGAGTAAATCAGATGCAAAAGCAAGAGTAAATCATATTGCAGACCCGACTGGTAGAGTTAGAAAAATTACAGATATGAGTTTGAAACAGGTGAATAATCATCTATCCAATATTTCTAGAAGAATTAAATGGGATAGTAGAGTGCTTATTCATTTGTATGAGCGACGGTCGCAGTTAATGGGAGAGCCTATTGAACCGAGAAAGAATCAACGCAAGATAGCAGAATGGATTGGTATTAAAGACATAA